TGACGCGCTAGCACTCATTCCTAACACGGTGCCACTGTCTGGCATGGGTCGCAAATGGACTACGCCGTCAGGCTTCAAGATGCTTCCTTGGGACGCTGGACGCAAGCAAAAGATCTCCGCCAAAATCAACACTAAAAAGGTCTCGGAGTTTCGTGGACAGATCCGCAATGTCGGCGTCTTTAACATCATCTATTCGGGCTCTACTGGAACACTCTTTGACATGGCCGCTAACGGCAGACTCGGCAGCGCACTCTCGGCGCGCTACGGCATGCGATCAAGAGTAATGTGGAAAGCAATGGAAAAGAATCAAGGCACCGTCGAGTCAGAGATGCGGCGAATAGTTGAGACTGTCATGGACAAAGTTGATCGGAATGTAGTCGAGTAATGGCATCAGTAAATATTCCCATTATCTCGGAGTTTGATGCCAAGGGCACACAGAAGGCGATTAAAGAGTTTCAGTCGCTTGAAGGCGCGTCTAAGAAGGCACAGTTTGCGATTAAGAAAGCAGCTATCCCAGCAGCCGCAGCGGTCGCAGGATTAGGTCTTGCCCTTGTAGGCGCTACCAAAGCGGCAATGGAAGATCAAGCCGAACAGGTACAGCTTGCGCTCGCACTACAGAATGTCACTGGCGCGACTGACGCACAGATTGCATCGCAAGAAGACATGATTACAAAGATGAGTCTCGCGTCAGGCGTAGCGGACTCTGAACTTCGCCCGGCACTGGCGTCACTTGTGCGCGGAACTAAAGACATCGAGGAAGCCAACAAAGCGCTAGCACTGGCACAAGACATATCCGCAGGATCAGGCAAAGACCTAGCGACCGTCTCCGATGCTCTTGCAAAGGCTTACGGCGGAAACATGAAAGGACTTGCAGCACTAAGTCCAGAAATTAAAGCCATGATTAAAGACGGTGCATCTTTGGAAGATGTAATGAATGTGCTTGGCGGATCGTTCGGTGGTGCTTCTGCCGCAGCTGCCGCAACTGCCGAAGGCGGAATGAAGCGTCTTGGAATTGCTTTGGCAGAGACCAAAGAGTCAATCGGTGCAGCACTGATCCCAGTAGTCGAAGCGCTACTTCCGTACCTGATCGCTTTTGGCGCGTGGGCACAAGAGAACACCAAAGTCTTCCTGATCGTTGCTGGCGCAATCGGCGGAATTGCTGTAACAATCTTGGCTCTTAATGCCGCTATGAAAGTTTATGCAGCCGCACAAATGATCGTGAACGGCGTTGTCGCAGTGTTTAACGCGCTACTACTGGCAAACCCTGTCACACTTGTCATCTTGGCAATCGTCGCGTTCATCGCAATCCTGACCGCGCTCTACTTCAAGTTTGAGACCGTCCGCAAGATCGTAGACACCGTATTTGATGCAATGCTTGCAGGCGGCAAAGCAGTCTTTAACGGACTCACAACTTACTTCACAGGCGTATTCAACATCTACAAATCACTCTTTAACGGCATCGCCAAACTATGGAATAACACTGTAGGAAAACTGTCTTTTGGCATCCCTGACTGGGTGCCCAGTATTGGTGGCAAAGGCTTCTCCGTCCCGAATATTCCTATGCTCGCGGACGGTGGAATCGTGACAGGGCCCACGCTTGCAATGATCGGTGAGCGTGGCCCTGAAGCGGTAATCCCACTATCTGGACGCGGTGGTGGAATGGGTAACTACACGATCAACATCACAGGCGGTCTTGGCTCAAGCGCAGAGATCGGCACAGCTGTCGTGAACGCGATCAGAGCGTTCAATAGGCAGAACGGCCCAGCGAACATAGCGGTCGCCTAATGGCTGGCGTAGCGGTAATCGGGTCAGGTAACTACGACCTCGAGATTGACACAGGGTACGACTGGAACGCTTTTACACTTGACGACGATCTTAAAGGCGAATTAAACAATACCGAATATGTGCTTGACGGTACATCGCAATTTGCGACCGTCATGGACGGCACAATCTCACTTACAGCAAAGCGCGGACGCGCCAACACTGGCGACCAATTCGCTTATGGCACAATGAACTTCACATTGAACGACACTTACGCCGACGGAGTGTTCAACCCTTTCGACACGACCTCGCCTTATTTTGATCCAAACAATAATCAGCCGGGACTTGCACCGCTCCGCGAAGTCCGCTTCTCTCGATACAGCTCAACCAATGTCAAAGAACTTTTGTGGGTCGGCTACATTGTTAATTACGATTACACCTTTACTCTTGGCGGACTTGACACAGTGACCGTGAATTGCGCGGACTTCTCCTACCAGCTGGGGCAGACTTTTCTTGCCGAATGGAATGTCACAGAGCAGCTCTCAAGCGAGCGTTTTGATGACCTGCTGGATCTGCCAGAAGTCGCTTATACGGGCACTAGGAGCATTGAGACAGGCGTGGCAACCCTTGGCGGTGCAGCTGCTTACACGGTCGCCAACGGCACCTCGGTTGCCGCTTATGCCAACAAAATTAATGAGGCGGAACAGGGTCGAATCTTCGTGGATCGTGAAGGCACAATGACCTTCCAGAAGCGTCTAGGAACAACGCTGGGCGTTCCTGTCGCCGAGTTCCATGACGATGGCACAGACATCGGTTACAGCGCAATCGACATTTCCTTCCAAGCCGACACGGTCATCAATCGAGCATCCATTCAACACGCTGGAGCATCATCGCCAGAGGTCGCCGAAGACCTCGCATCTCAAGCCTTGTATTTAATTCAGACGCGCTCAATAACGGACTCACTTGTCCACAATGACGCCGCAGCTTTGACACTTGCCGAATACCTGATCAGTCCAGATCCCGAAGCGCGCTTTAACTTTTTAGGCACCGAGTTCCCCGGCACAGCTGCACTAGACCAAGACACACTTGCGCTTCTTGATGTAGGCGACCTGATCAATATCCAAAAGTCAATCACGACTTCGGCAGGCCCAACCCAGTTCGCCCAAGATCTCACCATTGAAGGGCTTGAGCACCGACTGACTTTGTCCGCTGGGCATGCAGTCACCTACTTCACATCGCCAACCACAATCGTCTATGAGCTCATCTTGAATGACATTGTGTATGGCACACTTGACGAAGAAAATGTCTTAGGATAGAAATATGCCACTAACGACTTACACCGCCGGCGAGGTTTTGACCGCCGCGTCACTTAACGCCAACTTTAGTTTTGCGGCAGGCGGCGTAGTGCAGGTTAAAAACGCTTTTATTACCGCAAGTTTTGCCGCTACGACGACAAGTTTTGTAGATATTACGGGCTTAACTATTTCTATTACGCCGACATCGGCAAGCAATAAAATCTTGGTTATGGGTTCCGTGAACTCTGGTACGGCTAACTCGCAACAAATTATTACTCAACTTGTGCGTAACTCAACTGTAATTGGTAGCGGGGTTAATGGTTCAGTTTGGAACGGAATTATGGTGAACCCATCGGAAAACTATCAACATATGTGGACAACACCTTTCATGTTTTTAGACAGTCCTGCGACAACATCGGCTACTACCTACAAATTGCAAATGGCTTCATCGAGCGGAACAAGTTACATTAACCGCCGCGCATTAGACCTTATTTTTGGCGGTAGTTCCACAATCACAGTAATGGAAGTGACACCATGATTGACTATGCAGCAGTATTAACCGCAAATTATGTAGGCGCACAATGGACACTTTCAGGCGAAACTTATGACGGCCTTGACTGGTTAGACAGCACACCAAAACCGACACAAGCGGAACTAGACGCAGCATGGCCAACAGTTGATTACAACAACCAGTACGCGCAAGTAGAAGCAACGCGCCGCACACAATACGAAGCACAATCAGACGGCCTATTTTTTGAATGGCAACGCGGAACAAACACGCAAGCCGCATGGGAAGCAGCCGTACAAGCAGTCAAAGATGCTAACCCATATCCGCCTAATCCTGCTCTCTAGTGTCCTGCTCGCGCTTGGGCTGACCTCCTGTGCAGACCGCACCCGCGAAAATTGCAACACCACCAAAGCAAACGGAATACTAGAAAGGCGTTGCCCGTGAACCCAGACAACCGCTTAAGCAACGAACAAATTAAAGCTCGACTCATCCTGATCGTAGGAATCGGACTTACTGCATCGTTCGTCATGGCAATCGCATCGCTCATCTTTGGACTTCTCTTTGTTGTGCAACCTACCGAGCAGAGCCCTAATGACGCCGAAGCATGGGGAGTCTTGTCGCCGATGCTGATGACTCTTGCAGGCGGCTTGATCGGTCTCTTGGCAGGCAACGGGCTTAAGGATCGTCCTAAAGATCCGCCAACAATATGAGCGTGATTCCAGCAAATCCAGCAGTCCCAAACTCAAGACCGTACACAGGAAACTCGGACGGAGCCGCAGCTGGGCCGCGCGAAGGAATGGACGAATGGATCCGACAGGCGATCAAATACGGCAACGGCGCCTTTTGGAATAATGGGTCTTGGGGCGTGAGAAATATGAAGGGATCCGAGAATCTGTCAGTGCATGCCACAGGGCGCGCAGTAGATCTTTCATATCGCAAATCAGAACAACACCCAACCGCTAATCGCAAAGGCACGATGGACTTCTTTAACATCGTTACAGCCAACGCCAACGCGCTTGGACTTGAATGCATCCTTGATTACCTACTCAAGCCTTACGGACGCGGCTGGCAATGCACTCGACAAGCATGGAGCAAATACTCCAAGCCAACTATCCACGGTGCACCCGGGGGAGACTGGCTGCATGTAGAGATCTCGCCTGCTATGGCAGATTCTCCAGCCCTTGTCAAACAAGCCTTTCAGAGAGTGTTTGCCCAAATCCCCCAATAGCGCACACTGATCCTCTATGGTCGAAGTACCGACGATAGGAGTAAAAAACATGACCGAGCCGAAAGTCTTTATCTACGAGGTAGGTCGGTGCAACCTTGACAACGGACAAGAAATACTTGTCCAGATCTTTCGCCACGAAGACACACACAAAATCATCCGCGCCCAGATCGCTTTCCGAACCTTGGCAGGCGACAGTTGGGGCGTCCCAACAGAATTGAGTTTTCAACAATGAGCTATTTAACGATCAAAATCTTCGCATGGGTAACCATAGGGCTTTGCCCTTTTGTGCTCCTCTGGGACGCTTCTAAGCCGCCTGAAGGCATGTCTAGGGTCAGTCCCGTGACCGCCTACGCCACTATCCCACTTGGCACACTGCCAGTCGTAGTTACACCCCCCGTCACTACGCCGGCTACAGCTTGCGCGCAAGCTCTCAATCTTGCTTTAAGTGTGGGCTGGCCTGCGACCGAGACACCTACTTTGATGCGCGTACTTAAACGCGAGTCAAATTGCACGCCAGACGCATTCAACCCTCGAGACACCGCAGGCGGCTCTTACGGCTATATGCAGATCAACGGATTCTGGTGCACCCCTTCGGCATACTGGCCTCAAGGTTGGC